GTATGCGTACCATCATCATTAATCATTGTAACCCTACCAGCCAACATATTGTTTAAATGTGTTGTAGTTTGATAATGACCAATTGAAAATGATCCTGCGGGGATAGTTACTTCACGAATATAGATGTTAGGGCCAAAACGATGCACAACAGGACAATCAATTTGCGGTTGCTGTAAAAAAGCATCTTCAAGAACTTCAATCTTACCTTTTAAATCAAAAGACTTATTAGGTAAAAACCCTTGTCCGTAAGTGACGTTCATTTCAATTTGCATATTATTGTAAAAATTCTACAACATCACCTGCATTTAACCCGCTAAGAAAAGTAATACTTACTGTTGTAGTCTCTGTATAGTTTGTATTAACAATTTGTTTACTGCCGTTTACGAACACACTTAGTGAATTTTGCCCAACTAAGTATGTAAAAGGAACAGACACAACAGTTTGCCCTTGCGTTGCAGTTACTTGCCCTGATTGATTTGAGCCTGCAAAGCCAGATAAACCATCTACCGACCAAATTTGAACCCCATTTTGATCTTGCAGTACAAATTTATAGTTAATCCCACCAGTTAACCATATTTCACCGCTAGAAGGCACGCGGCCTGCTGCGTCAAGTACGATAGGGTTAGTGTTTGGAATAAGCCCTGAATTTGTTGTGTAAGTAGTAGCGGGGGTTGTTGTACCCGATAAGTATGTATAAAGTAAACCACCTGTCAATACTTGACCGCTATCGGTAAAAAATTGAGCGCCAGCACCGCCGACGGGTGAGAGATTAACGGCCATATAAACTCCTGTTTTTAAACATTATATTGTTGCTTATAAAAAATAACTAAATTGCCGATATTACAAAACACAACAATTCTTCATAACGAATACCAAATTGAGTAACTTTTTTGCCTTTTTCATCTTCTATTGTATCAACACAAAACATTCCGTATGTATCTGCGTCTAACCCTTCTAATTCAAATGCTTCTTTAATTTCTTGTGCAATTACGCCAAAATGGATGCGGGCTTTGTCAGCGCCCTTTTTTTCAATAGAATCATTAAATTTAAAGGCTTTAATATTTGATTTAATTTTTAACGCAACTGCTTTTTCTTTATCAGAAATAGATCCAACAATTGTTTTTTGATTAGCATCGGAAGTATTTATAGTTCCTGTGGTTGCATAAACAGTAGTCCATCGTTTACTACTTTGACCAAGAGCGTATATGTTATCGGTTTTTGGTTGTAATGTCATTCCAACAAACATATTCATGTCTGTTACAGGCGCTATTGTGCTTCCATTACCTGAATTGCCAATAATTGAAAAGTCAATGGAGTTTAAATCAAATTGAACTCCACGATTAGGGTTTGAAGTGCTACCAGAAGTTGTCCATAAGAAATTTGCGGCGTTTGCATCAGTAGAGCGCAACCCGCCTGTTATTCTAGCAATAATACCTGTTGCGTTTGCCAATTGTTTTACATCAAAATCATACGCAGGGGTTTGATTAATACCAATTCTATGGTTAGTAAAATCTTGCACTAATGTTGAGTCAAGAGAACGATTTTCGTATACGGTTCCATTTACATAACCCTCTGTCCAATACGCAGTAGCATAATCCGTATAACCGTTTGCCTTAAAACAATCAGTCAATTCAATGTCGCTAGCGCCGCTAATAACATTAAGAATATAATTTCCACTATTAGGATGAATAGCCCAACATTTTGTAAAAAATACACGAATAACGTCTACAATTTGAATTAAATCTTGTGCATAGTTAGTTAAACCTAACCATTCACATCCGTAGAAAAATACGTTTCCAGAAGGTACGTAAGCGCTATTATTTGCAGATAGAGTAACTAAACCGCTATTAAAAGTTTGTTCATTCTCAAAAGTACAGTTATTTATCCAAATGTTATATATGTTGTCTAATATTAAATATTGACTGGCAACTGGTGCGCCCGCGCCATGAAAAATAAGTGTGTTTAGCCATATATTAGCAGAATTATACGCACCAGATGTTTGAGAACCAAGATAAAGACCTACCCTGTTCATAATAATACTTGAGTCTTGAATTATTGTTGAATTAATATTATTTGTTAATATGCCATATCCCGTTAAATTAAACCCAATTTGTAATTTTTCAAAAATACCGTATTGTTGAAAATTAAGCGTTAACCCTGCGTCTACGCAGCTACCAATAATTACGTTATTAATTTTATTATATGCAGAGGTAACTGTAGTTCCTAATTTAATGCCTTCTAAAGCAATGTTGTTGCCATCAAAAGCAAATTGAGTTAATTCAAGCCAATAATGACTAACTGTATTTTTAAGAGTAGCTGTTGATGTTGTGGCTTTAATAATTGTATCTCTTGGGCCAGCACCATAAATACGTTTATTTCCTGCCGTATCTTCTCCTAATGAAATAGGGCCAGAAATTAAATATGTTCCTATAGGGATATATATAGTGCCACCTGCGTCAATAGCGGCTTGAATTGCTGCTGTATCGTCAGTTACACCATCGCCTTTAGCGCCAAAATCTTTTACGCTAATAATTTCGGCAAATTTTTGATTGATAGGTCTGTTAACAGCGTTAGTAGAACCCTGGTAATATTTTGGGATTAAGGTAGTCATTTTTTATGTCCTATATATAAAGCAAAAAATTACAAATGTTAAAAATTCTTTGTAGCTAATACTCATTTAATTTACAAACGATGTGCAGTTTGATATTAAAACTTTATTCTAACAATAAGTTATTGTTTGATGCGGCTTGCGTTGTAACCCAATTCGTACCATCTGACACAATAGTAGCCCAATTACCTGCTACGTTATCTAGTATGGCTGTACTCGCGGATCCCCCTGATCTTGGTACAACATTACTAGACGCTGACACTAATAATTCATTTTGATAATTAATAAAATATAAAACCCGCCCTGTATTAGTAGATGGCGACGGTAGCGTAACCGTGCAAGTAGAGCCTGTTTTATTGTTTATTAACCATGTATCTGTAGATGCTACACTAAAATCAACCGTTTTGGTAACTGGCGCGTTTGTTGTTACTGTGCCACTTGTGCTTAACGTGCCAGTTGCAAAATTTAATCCTGTGCCTACAGTAACATTACTAAAACCACCTGCGCCATTGCCGTACAGAATAGACGTGCCACTTGTAGCTGGTGCATAATCTGTACCGCTTACAGCGGCGCTAATTGCGGTGCCGTTGCCTTTAAGAATACCTGTAATAGTCGTAGTTAACGTAATAGCAGGTGTAGTAGTGCTTGTAGCCACCGTGCCAGCAAAACCATTAGCAGACACTACAGACACGCTAGTAACCGTACCGCCTGTGCCATTAATAGTTATGCTGCCTGCGCCATTACTAATAGTTATACCTGTGCCAGGCGTTAAAGTAGCTTTAGTTAGAGTATTCCCCGTTGTATTGCCAATTAATAATTGACCATTAGTGTAAGTTGTTTGTCCTGTACCGCCATTATCCACGTCTAGGGTGCCAGCAAGCGTTACGGCGCCTGTAGTAGCCGTAGCGGGTGTTAAGCCTGTTGTACCCCCGCTAAACGACAATACGCCTGTATTAGCTACGGTAACATCGCCTGTTGCGCTTGATACCGAAATACCTGTTCCTGCCACATTAGATAATACGCCTGTGTTAGCGACGCCGATAGTTCCCGCGCCGTTGGTAACACCAATACCTGCACCAGCCGTTAAAGTGTTTAAAACATATCTTTTGCCCGCTGTATCACCAATTAATAATTCGCCATTTAAAGGATAACTACTTAGCCCTGTGCCGCCATTTGGTATTTGAATAATACCTAAATTAGCGCCTACAATTGTATAAATGTTATTAAAAAACCTAAACCATTCCCGCGACATTAAACCTGTGCGTGGATCTATTAATTCAACTCTAGGCGCAGGAATCTGCGTAATGTTAATAGGATCAGGCATTAGTTGGCGACAACAGTAATTCAGCGTTAGTAATGGCAATTTTTACTGGATCGGTGCCTGATACTTCATAAACACGATCACGCAATTTAAGAGTCATGCCAAGCCGACGCCAAAAAGTACGAGCGCCGTATTGACCAATTCTACCCATAGAAGCCCAATGTTCATTTGACCATGTATGGCCGCCATCATCTGACCAACGCAGCATAACTTGAGGATTTGCGCCTTGTACAGTTACATAATCTAACACAATGCGGTCATTATTTTCAGTAGCTAAGTTATTATTTGATTCAGTAAATAAATAATTAATAATAGCGGGTTGTGGATTAATGCCGTTAAGCCCAACACCTGTTTCGGCGTTAAGTTGCAAAGTGTGTTGAGTGGTACGTTTAAAATTATTTTGTCCTGGCATTAATGCGCGCCATGATCGTAGCCATTTTTGAATTTGACCATTATCTGCATAAGTATCTAAATCAAGTTCATAAATATTACCATTTTCATAATCTCCAACAATAATCGTACCCCCAAAGTTACATTGATTATTGCTACGATGCCTTGTAAAATTTCCATTACTAAAACCTGCGCGTTCATGCCATGCTTGCGTAGCTACGTCATAAACCCATGTAGCATTACCTGTGGGAAAACTAAGCACATAAAACGCATGGCCGTCTTGCTGATATGTATACGCTACTGCGTCAGATATATTGCCGTATTGTTGGATTTGCCATTCAATTGCATGAGTAGAAACCCGAATACCTGTATAGCCATTAGCTCGGTAAACAATACCTTGACCGCGCGCGTCTGTGCCTAGCCAAAATAAACCATTGTCTAATTTAGCAACTGAAAATGCTGCAGCGCAACCAATTTCGTTAAAAGCACCTTGAATACGAGTAAGAGGAAAATCTGTTGCGCCTGAGTCATACCAAACTTCTACAGAATCAGTACCAAACACCCATAGCTCACGGTGATCGGATATAAGCGCAACCACGCCGTCGGGCGACCCTTCCGCGCTTGCAAAATCTAATGGATCAACAGATGTGCCATCTAATAGTTGGGAAACCCATATTTTTTGACTGTTAGGCTCATTAAAAACAAAATAACCATCTAAATAAGATACAGTTACGGCACCAGGGAAATCAGGGTCAATAATTTTAGCAAATACATTTGTTACTTCGTTATAAATGTAACCATCGGGATTACACGCTAAAAATATTTGTGTGCCGTTATCGGCGATAGATACGGGGCCTGTACCACTAACTGTACCTAAAAGTATTGGTGTAGTTGTTGTACCTGTTAGTTTATAAAAACTATTTCCTGACACTACATAAAAATCAGAGCCATTTGTTTGATGCGCCCATAATGCACGGATAGGGCCATTACCTACAGTTTGTAAAAACTTTAGCCCAGGCGCGCGTTGTAAAAACCCTGTTTCTTGTCCTTCAGTTAAAACTTCAGGAAAAAGGTTAACCATACGCGCGTCTGCCGCATTAACGCTGCGTGCTACGTATGACTGACCTAAAATCGGTGTTTTCATCAATAATTTCCAGCAAATATATTGTAGCGCTGACGTGTACCAACAATACTGTACGGCAACGACATAATGTCATCTGGATTGTTAATGCGTTTTAGGTTGCGTTTAGATGTCATTGCAATCCGTGATACTTGCGGGCTTGGCTCAACACCAAACTCGGCAGCAAACTCACACGCCAAGTTATATTTGAAAGCGCGTAAATAACCTGGAGGAAAAGCTAAAGTTGTAGATAAACTAGCAGGTTGGGTTAATTCTTCAACCGAAACAAAATGCCATTCTAGCACTTTAGTTGGCTTAGGATAAATATACATTTCAATATCAGGGTACGTCATGTTAATCCATATCACTTGCGGGTATGTGCTAGTGACTGTTTTAACGGCGATACCGTTATATTGTTGTTGATTGATGATTTTAATACCAAACGAAATATTGTTGGCAGGGTCACGAAAGTATGTTGAATCGTCTAATAAAATAGGTCGATTACCTACAAAGTCACCTGTAGGGCCTAGTGTTCTGCTTAATATATTTGGGGGCCAATTAAATATTTGATCTTGCGTAGAAAATACTGCTAGACGCTCAGTATTCCACGAATCAATCATTTGATTTAATGCAGATAAAGCGTCTTGCGATGTGGCGGCGGATGGTGTTTCACCTTCAGCCAATACTCCTAATAGACGTAACGCGCCATTAATTTGATCGTTGGCTGTAGTTGCCATAACTCATCCTTTACTCGATAGTTTTACGACGTCTTTTTACTTCCAACGTATTGACAGGAGCCGCAATCATTTCTTCTTCGGATGGCGTAGCGTCAGTATAACGCACCCAGCCATTTTGTTCATCAAATTCTGCTTCTTGTTCCATCGTAGCAACTTTACTACCGTGGTTAGGATGTCTTAGATATATGCTCATATTTGTATTCAGTAGGGGGCGTACTGCCCCCTGATTTTAAGATGCGCCGTGGATAATAGAAAAGTTAATGATAACTGCTTCAGAATACGATGTTGCAGCAGTTAAATTACGCAATGTAATTAAAGCAGAACCAGCAGCTAAATAAGAAACGTAAGTAGTGTAAGCCCCAGCAGCGCTACCAGTAGTATTACTAGAAACGCAAACAATGATTGTGTCATTGATGGAGATTAAACTATTAGTTAATGTAAATGAAACTGCTGTTGCACCTGCTAAAGCAGCGTTATTCATTGTAATACGACCAGCAGACTTGTTTAAGGTCACGCCAGTTGATATGTCGGTTGCTTGCGTAACCGTTCCTTGTGCGGCGGATGAATAACCTAATTCTTGACTTGCATAACAAGTCGTAAATTCAGGGTCACTATACGCAACTCCAACTGCTTGGGTATTAGGCATAATTTTTCCTTTTAAAATCCCCGCCGAAGCGGGGGGTTAATATTAACCAGCTATGCGGTATAAAGTCCAAGTACCGTCACCAGTTTTACGAGCGCGGAACGTAGCACCAGAGTTTTCTAGTATTACCATGTTACCGAGCAACGTCCAACCAGTAGCAGTTGCCAAAGTGCATTGATAAGCAGTATCATCAACAGCAACTGAAAAATCAAATGCGCTGTTAACTTTAACTGCACTATTAATCGCAGCTTCTAAATCAGCAACTGTAGGCAAAGTCGCCACAGTATCAGCCGAAGTATTACTTGTAATTAAACCATTTGCTAACTGAGCGCCAGTTAGAGTAGCGGTTGTTGCTGTTATTGCTAAAGGCGGGCCTTGAACAATAAGCATAGCTTCATTGATATTGCCAGCGCCAACTTGATAACCACTTGTACCGTTAGGTAAAGCCATAATAATTCTCCTTAAATATTAAAAAAGCCCCCGTTTACACGGGAGCATTTAGGTTTAACCCCACAGACGGCAAGCCATTTGTGGTCGGATTGCGCTGAAACCGTATAGAACGTCAATACGGCAAGGTAAACGGTCATTGTTGATGTCGTACTGACGTACTATACGCATCGAGATACCGTTGTGAACTTGACGTGAAGCCATATCTACACCTTGTGGTAATAGCAAGTCAGCAGTCGCAAAAGTGATCGCATCTTTGTGATAGATCAAGTTTTGTGGGTAAGCTGTTGCAGATCCACCTAGGAAAGTTAAAGCAGCACCAGAAGCAGGGAACGCATTGATAGTAGCCAATGCGTTAGCAGAGGTGTACATCGCTGGCGATACTGTTAGGGTACCAGTTGTGGTTGAAGAAATGTCTAGGTTAGCAGTTACAACAAACTGTTGTAGTGAACCTGTTGACTGACGAGTTTGTGGGTTAACAGCATATACGTTAGCAACAGTAAACACATCACCAATTCTGAAAGTTGGTGAACCTGAGCTAAAGCTAATTGCTAATGATGTAGAACCTTCAGTAGTTACGGTAGAAGCAACAATTGGTAAAGTTGGAGTCGTACCAGTTGTATGCTGACTGATAGATTGGCTCATGTTGATTTCTTCAAACCCTAATACGCCTTCGCCCATCATACCGTTCTTAAACTGGCGGCTGATAGTGTCAGTTGGGTTGAATAAGCCTTTCATACCTTCAACCAAGCCAGCGTTAGCGGCAGGGTTTACAGTAGCGTACCGTGGGGACATAACAGCAGCAGCTTCGTTCAATTTCTGTTGAGCTTGTAACAAGACCAAAGAAGTTGATGGAACTGTGCCTGGTGTACCAACAGACTGATAAATGTTCTTGAAAGAAGTAGCTACGTCAGCATCAATACTTGAGGCTAACTGGCTAATACGAGGTTTTAGAACACGCTCAGCGAAGTCATCTAACTGCATAGTTAATTCAGCAGATGTGAAGTTGACACCGATGTGCTTTTGACTAGCAACAGTCAAAGTTGTGAACTGTTCGTTGTCGTCTTGAACTTGCAAGGCGGCACCGTCAGTTACCAAAGCACGGTCTGGTAGACGAATACGGAGTGTGGATCCAATTTTGGCACCTTCAACGGCGAAAGAATCGTCGTATTGGCGGTTTACGTTACGAGTAATCACAAGGTTGTTCTCAAGAATTTCGAGGGCTTTTCTTGTGATCATATCAATCGTTAAGATCGAATTTGACATAATAAATTCCTTTTAAAAATAGTTAGCGGTTTCTCAATGCTTCGTACTTCTTGATCTGTCGGTTTCGTTCAGCTTCAATCCATTCTGACGTACTCATGTTCTTAATCGAACGAGGATCAGTTGTATCGTATGCTGGCGAGCCAGAACCTCTAGCTGTGACAGGTGCAATCGGTGCAGGAGCGTTTGAAGTCTTTTTTACAGGCGGATTGTCGCTTAACTTCGCTTCAATCTTCCCTATTTCTTTGGCCTGCATGAAAGGTGATAAGCGAGATATACGTTCAGCTTCTTTCGGATTAGACCCTAGGTAATAAGCCATATCGGGGCCAACATCGGAAGATTGAATCGTTTGAGCCATCACGTCAGTAATTGGTAGCTTGGGGTTATATGCGACTTGTTCAAAGTCATCATACTTCGTCCGCGCTTCTTCTTCTCTGTCGTGGTAAGACTCTAAAAGTTCAGACTGCGCTCTAGCTTGTTCACGTCTAGTGAGTAGTTCTTCTGCCTTACGTTCTGCTAATACTTCAGCATATTCTTCGGGCGAGTTAAACGAATCGACTGACGGGATTTCGGCTGGAATCGCCCTTGTTTGCATTTCTGCTCGCTTGGCGTTCTGTTCTCTTTCCCACTTACGTTGTTCTCTTGCAAGTCGTTTTCCAATCGCGGCGTCTAATTCTTCTTGTGTGAAAGTTTTAGATGCTTCAAGTGGCTTTTCTTCCAGCGATGTTACTTCAGTATCAGGAGCTGCTGTTGCTACCTGCTCTGGCGCGGCAGTTGAGTCCGCTAAGACTACTTCTTGTTCCTCTGACATCTTGACTCCTAAGAATCCCTAGCTAACGGCTAGTACGTTTACGGTAATTCTATACTAAAAATTTATATACAATATATTTTTATTACGGATGTGTTGCTTTATATGCGTCAAATTCTGCTTTTAATTCTTGTATTGCTTTTACTAATTCAGCAATAAATCCACCTGACATACCACCTGTAATAGCCATAAGTGGTTCTTCGCCTTCATTTGACATATTTTCAATAACATACTCAGGATAAACTTTTTGAACATCCTGTGCAATAAACCCTGCATTTACATGACTACTATCCGAAACCATATCAAATGAAGATGGTTTTAACGCAATTATTTTTGACAAAGAACCTGACAAAGGCTGAATATTTTTCTTTAAACTAATGTCCGAATAGTTGGCAAATGCACAAAGACCTGAAGCAGCACCAACAATAGCGCCCATTGTTGTACCACTACCATTTGCACTAAATTGAATAAATCTAGCGTTTATACCCGTTGTTGTGCTACCTTTAAAAATCATTAACGCTGGAGAACTATCAGAGCCTGAAGATGTATCGGTATTACCAATTTCAACTATTGGAGAACCGCCTGCTGTAGTAGATCCTTTAAAAGATACGCCACCAGTAGACGGCATACTAAAAGTAGCTGTTGTGCCTCCTGTTAATAGCAATCCAGTAGAAGATATACGCAGTGATTCTACACCGCCGTCAGTAAAAGCAATAGTATCTGCAGCAGGGAAAAAAATACCTGTGTTAGTATCACCCGATGTGGTGATAGCCGCCGCGCCTACAGCCCCAGCCGAAAATGTAGCTACACCCGTTGATGTAACAGCAGCAGCAGTTAAAGTTGTACCGTTAAAAGTTAAATTAGCTGAATCTTGTAATAACCCCGCTGTACCTGCATAAGTAACTCTGCCCGAAGTAAGCCCTGCATTTGTAACATTTGATGCGCTTATATCTCGACCTGCGGTTAAATTAGCAATCGACACTTGTTTAGTTGTTGAACTTTGAACAATAGGTAAGACTTCAGTACCCACAAGTGGGGTTGTTGCGGCGGGTAAAGCTGAAATTTTTATATCTGCCATTTTTTACTCCAACAAAATAAGCCCGCCATCTTCTTGTACAAGATTATTGCTAGCTTCGGTTAAAAGATTTCCTACGGATGCTCCACTATCACGAGTGCCTGAAAACAATGTAATAACACTACCTAAACCAATAGCTACTCCATTACGAAGGGCAACTCCCCAACTCATCGAATATTAATTGGTTTGCAATACACATCACCACTATCAGTAACACGGATTGCACTTACACGCCAAGGAGCGCCTGTGCCTGGTGGTACTGTAAACGGAATTGGTGTGTAAGCTGGTATTGGTGTGCTAGAAGTAGTAGCTGTAACGCCTTCACCTACTAAAATGTAAGCTGGTGTAGTTGACCATACAACCACACCTTGTGGGCCTGCACCCCAAGTAGCTGTATTACCTGCGGAGCCTGTATACGCCGCAGTAACGCCAGGGTAATTGTCATCGGCTAAGGGTCTTAAAAGTTCCATATTGGTTCCTTATGCTAAAAAGCGTAACTTATACAGCGTTGTTAAATATAACTCAATAATACCATCAATTAAATTCTGCAACGGTGTATCGTCTTTATCGCATACATCGTAACGCACAGATTCGATTTCGGCAAGTTGATTTTCTAAAAATTCAATGACATTTGATGTTTTTTTGGCGGACATAAGACTAATTGGCCCTAATAAACCATACCGCCCTTGCATAGCCTCTGCTAAACCATCGGCTAAATCAATGATATTTTCATAAAATTTCTGCAATGCCTTGTGTTTTGCGTAACTTCTAGTGTTTAAATGCACACTATGCGTTACATCCCTAGCCAAAAATAAAAGCCCAATAAAATCCGCGCCTTTCATATTTACATCCCTTCAGGTGGTACTGCCATTGGTTGTTGTGGGGGTGCCATTTGCCCTTGCATCATTTCTGGCGGTACTTGTCCTTGCATTTGTTCAGGCATTGGCTCATTCATTTCGGGCATTTCTCGCCCA